TTATTCCGTCGTTTTTGTGGCATTTGTGGCAAAATTTGTGGTATTTTCGTCTGTTTTTAGTGTGAAAAAAGCATCTACTTTAGACTGATTATGTTGACGCAAATTAGAACTTAGGTGGCTATAATATTTTAATGTTGTATTAATATCATCATGACCAAGTCTATCAGCTACATAAATGATATCCATGCCTGCCTCAACGCATAAGCCTGTATGCGTATGTCGTAGCTTGTGTAATGTCACTGGTTCAGAATTAATTGTACTGCATATTTTCTTCAAAGCTTTATTACATGAAGCGTTGTCTACTGGTTTATTGTGATAGGTGATGAATAATAACATCAACGGATTCTGTATATCATGTTCTTTCATATAATCAGTATGCCATGTAAGATAAGACTGGAAATATTGAACGGTGGAGTTATCAATATAAATCACACGTGATTTTTTCGTTTTAGTATCAATGAATGTATTAGTATACTTGTAATCCCAGGCTTTATTGACTGATATAGAACGTTTAGTGAAATTGATGTCTTTTTTTGTCAGTGCAATAATTTCTTCAAATCGCATTCCTGTTTGCACTGCTAGAAAGATAACTGCTCGTGATATAGAATGAAAATTTGCAAGTTCTTCTAATAGTAAATGAACCTTGTCGGTTTCCATAAATTGTGCTTTTGTTTTTGCCACATCATGTCCGCTTATATGAGCGCCTATGGCTGGGTTTTTCTTCATGTAGCCTAAATGGACAGCTTTATTAAAAATCGCTCTAATTTTGCGGTGCCGGGTGTCTACAGTGGATATTGCATAGTCTACAGATAAATGATTAATAAATTGTTGATACTGCACAGCATCAATCGAATTAAGTTTAATTTTTTCATCGAAATAATCAACGAACTGATTATAAGCAAGATCATATAAATTAATTGTAGATTGACTGCTTTTTCCATCTTTAAAAGTTTTCATGAATAATTCGTAAAACTCTTTGAATTTCCACTCTTTTAAAGAACTACTATCATGTTCAGCTTGNNTTTTGAAGGGTACAGCAAATTATGTTAAAATGAATTTGCATACTCTATGTGTGTATTTAAAACGCTTATTCCTGTGCGGGGAGGGCGTTTTTTGTTATTTAAGTGTTATTCTTGCATCATAATCTTTAAATGAATCTTCTTCGTAATTATCTGTTTCATAACTAGCAGACCAAGTTAGTCGTATATCTTTTATATCAGATACATCATTTAGTGTTGGTAAAACATATACTACTGCACCATCTTTACTTACACCTTGCATTATTTCTCCACCAACATCGTCACTTTCAAACATTGAAGCTTCTATTTGTTCGCCATTTGTAACTAATACTCCTTGTTCAGGATAAGTATTGAAATCAATCTTACTAGTATTGTTAATTTCATAATTAACAATAACTAGCCCTTCGCCTTCCTCACCATCTTCTTCAAGTTTAGCAGGATCTACTTTAAAAACAGATACTGAACTTATTTTTGTTTGCAAACCTTTCCAATCTTCACTCCAAGATGTTGCATAGTCTTCACTATCAATAATACCACTATCAGTTTCTTCCTCCATTGTTGTTTCATCTTCAGTCAAATCTTCAGACTCATTTGTGGTAGAGGTACTTTCTTCTTTGCTTTCTTCCTTTGCACTATCAGATGAATTTCCACATGCTGTTAGGCCAAAACTAAAAACAATTAATAAACCTGCTAACAATAATAATTTTTTCATCCCAATTCTCCCTTTATCAATTTTTTATATAAACACATTTGTGCAAATACCTAACAAGCAATAATCTGTATACTACTTCTAAAAATGATAACATATCCATTACACTCAACAGTGTTACCGTATTTACCTTTATAATATTCTATAGAATGTTTTAAAAATTCTTCTGTAACTTCTAAAAAATCCGCAACTTCGTAGTAATCAGTGAATCCTTCATAATAAGCATCAATAATTTTACGCAAAGGGATAAGTGATTCATAACCCCAATTTCTCGCAAGTTTTTCTTGTTTTCTATCATTAACTGTATTTTGATTAACAATATTACCAACACTCAATTTATGATGTCCGACCTCCTCGGCTAAAGTGCAACGCATTTCAACATCATTTTGTTGAGGATTTACGAATATTCTACTATTATAATATAATCCTTTGTGAACTTCCTGCATATTTTTGTCTTCAATGATAGTTAGTTCAGGATATCGCTCTCTGTATTTATCTAACCACATAAATCCATCTCATTTCTTATTTATATTTTTGTTGAATGAAATCAATATATTCAAGAATTTTTTTCATATCTTCTTCTGTTGCGGATGGATCAATATGCGCCGCCAAAGTTACTGCTTCCGGCGGGATGTCGGAGTCAATTTGCGGATTGTCAGTACGCCCTAAAAGATAATCGGTAGAGACGTTGAAGTAGTCTGCTACTGCTTTTAATTTGTCAGCGCCAGGTGTTTTTACTTTCCATGAGTAAATAGCATTTTCTCCCATGTTCAATTTTAATGCCAGTTCTTTGAGAGATATTTTTTGTTTTTCTGCTAACACTTTTACCCTTTCAAACGTAGTCATGTCAATATTCCCTCCAAAGAAACATATGAAAGTACGAAAAAGAATAAAAAAACGCTTGACTATTATTCTAAAGAGTACTATACTATGTTCATAAGCTAATTATTTAGCTAAACAAGATAACAAATAACCCCATATAAAATTCGTTCCCCAACGATTAATGGCTTTTGATAAGGCTTGTTTAGCTATGTTTATATAGTACTCTATAGAGTTCTTTTTGTCAACATTACGCTAAATAATTAGCTAATAAGATAGAAAGGAGAATGATGTAATGAAAATACCTAAAAGACCAAACTTTAATAAAAGACCATATCCCTCAAATGAAGAGATTGAAGAATGGCACGATTTCATAACATTCGTATTGACACGTAGTTCGCTTATAGTTTCGATAATTTCATTGATAGTTGTAATTTACAGATCCTGATAAAATAGTCCACTGTTAATCAATGAGAGCGCAGCATATAAGATTATTAAACAAATTATAGAAAGGAGTGATGGAGAGGTGAACAAAAGATATTTAAAAAGAAAAAAAACCAACATTCAACAAATTGAAGTCGGTCTTTACAAAAATTATGAAATTAAAGCTAAGTATGGAGCACCGGAAATTGACCTAAGCAAAGTTAAAAGAATTGTCATAGTCTTCTAAAATAATTTAACGCCTCATCTAAAGCCTCTTGGAAGCCAGGAGTACCAATATTAGAAAAATAATCCCTGATTTCATCTTCGCTTTTGCTTTCTGTTGGGAAATTACCATCTAGTTGAACATCATGAGCTAGATCGCCTAAAGGACTATTTTCGCTAAGGTAATAAGTTATTAAAAAATCATAAAAAGTCATCTGCAATCACCTCCAATCAAAAATAATTATATCACGTGAAAACCAAAACAAGAAAGGAGCAAAAACATGTCAGTAGAACATCAGCGTTTTGCGGTTGCAGTATACGCAAAATTAAAAGCAATAAATATGAAACAATCTGATTTAGCAAAAATGTTAGGTATTAGCAATCCTTATTTATCAGACATCATAAACGGCAAAAGAGACGCATCGAAAGTTAGAAAAGAAATTGCGGAAATTTTAGAAATAGATGTTGATTAAAATAGAAAGGAGAATAAGAAAATGGGTCGTCCTGTGAAAAATAAAAACAGGCATGTGAATTTCCTGTACGGAGTTTGGACGTTAGAAGATTTTGCGCAAGCTAGTCCACGAAGTTATGGGTGGTGGTTAGATAACATTAAAGACTTTCCAGAGCTTGCAGAATTTAGTAACTGGGCTACAAAGAATCAACGTGAAGCGTGGGCATTCGATGCAGTAAAAGCAAATGATTGGCTGATTAAAAAATTTGTATATAAGGAGGTCTGAAAATGATTGATGAAGTCGAAATACTACTTGCCAAAATACGAAAATACGACCCAAATTACATTCCGAAATCGGTTGGAAAATATTTGCTAGTTGAACTTCAATCAAGGCATTTAGATCATCAAATTAAATATAAGAAAAGACCCAAGTACAAGCATAGATTCGCGAATTCGATTGAGCGGCATTGGTAAAAGAAAAACCCACAGATATAAATAGTAAGTTAGAGCTTACTAAAACTGTGAGTTACGAAATAATATTTAAATTAATTATAACATAGAAACGGAGAAATGAGAATGAAGAAATTCATAAGTGAACATGAAAGTAAGCTACTAGTATTTCTGTTTTGTTTCCAAATCGGAGCATTATTATCAGTCACATATATTGTAGCGGCGTGGATTAAAATATTCTTGAAATGAGGTTTTTAAATGAAGTTATTACGATTTTTCGGACTAGTAAGTATTGATGAAAACGAAAATGAATATATTGAAAAATCAGACAGATACACATTGTTTTGTTTAGCTTTGACCGTGTTAATCGCGTTTTTAGTAAGTATTGGCGGATTGATATTAAATGGCTGAATTAATAATGATTGTTGCTTTGATACTACTATTAATGCTTCTTGCAAGGAGTGATAGAGAATGAATGTAGAAAATCCGATGATAGTTGATGATTACTGGGACGATGGATTTCGACACTGAGGAATGAGGTTCACACATGAAAACAATTGCAAATGAGTATAAAGAATACATTAACGAGCACATTTTAGAGCAAGCAGAAAATGACCAATTCGGAATTCAACAAACTATTTATAAATTTGATAACGATTATGGTGCTAGCGTAATAAAAGAATTTATGGGTCCTGGCGTCGAACTTGCGGTTATTCAATTTATAAATGACAAAAATTGGGAGCTGGAATACAGCACATCTGTAACAAACGATGTTCTTAGAAATTTAACACATGAACAACTGATTGAAAAGCTAGAAGAGATTAAGAATTATGAGTGATAAAGAGAGGTGCAGGCGTGAATAACGAACCGGAAGACATAAGTTATCCGAATAACAAAGAACAGAAAGAGTATTACTTTATGAAATGTCATATCTGCGGAGAAAAGATTTTGGGCAGAGAAACAATAACATATGAATATGCTGGTCAAGTTGAAGCTGTGCATGAGAGTTGTTATTTTAAAGCATCAAGTGAGATTTAGGAGTGAGAACATGACAGAATACGCACTTTATAAAGCAGACGAAGTACTAATAATCGGCACAGTAGACGAACTAGCGGAGTTTCAGAAAGTGAAGCGTGAAACGATTTTGTTTTATGCTACGCCTACGTATCAAAAGAGGACGACTGATAAGGGGTTAAGAGTAATTAGAGTTGATTAGAAAGGATGAAATTTCTTGGGGAAATATTATTGGCACGTGTCAAGGCTTGGTGGGAAACCGACAGAAATTCGACACTATAATCACATTACAAAAATGTATAAATTTATTTTGCGAAATCCTGCTATGTTCAAAGACAAAACTTTAACGATTTATGATCACGCAAAACCAGTTACAAACATGACGTTTAACGAAATTAAGTATAGAGCTAATCTGAATTTACGCGAGACGGTAGAACGAAAGTATGTGCTAGGGCTTAAGCAAAGACTTTTCAAGGAGGATGCGAAAAAATGAAAATTATTCTAAATAAATGTTTTGGTGGATTTGAATTATCACATGTAGCATATTTATATCTTTGCGAAGTAAAAGGAATTGATGTTCACTCTTATTTAGCAGAGAGCAAGGACGATACTTATCACTTTAAGAAAATAGATAAAAGTTATAAAAAGTCTAATGTATTTGAATGTGTTTGGTATCTTAAAAACGAGTTGCCAAAAATGGAACTAAGTTTAGAAGAAAACTGGGATTTTCTTGAGCACATTGACTTAGACTTCGATGAGGCAAATAGAGCTGATTTAGACTTGATAAGAACTGTTGAGATTTTTGGTGAAGCAGCAAATCCAATTTATTCTAAGTTAACAATAGTAGAAATACCCGATGGAAATGATTTTATTATACATGAAAATGATGGTTTTGAATCTGTGGTTTATGGTCAAAACCTTGGCAAAGCGTGAAGAAGGAGGAACAAGCATGAATTTCAAAGTAGGAGATAAAGCAGAATTTATTTACAGAAATAAGAAAAGCGTAGGAGAAATAAATGGCGTTTATCCTGGAACGCAAGAGGTGTCTATTAAGCAAAGCGATTCTCCAATAGATTTGTTATTTTCAGATAAAGCTGTAGTAAAAGTTGAAGAACAAGAACGTATAGTTGTTCCACAATTTGTAGCTGATTGGATAAGTCGTCATAAACAAGAAGGATACAATTTGATCTGGTCGATAAGCTATGAAAATAATGATATGCCTGATGAAATATACGAATGGTTAACTTCAGCAGCTGATAATCAAGAACTATTTGCACGCGCATGGTTGGACGGCTACGAAGTCGAGAAAGAACCGCTTTATTATGTGCGATTGCCGCTTTCAACATGGAACGATGACGCAGCCGAATTAGAAGTGATTAATATGTATGTTTTGTTAAATAAACAATCTGATGAAACAACTTTTACTGGATTAATTATCAATAAAAATAAGAAATGGACAACCAAATTAACAGAAGCGGAAATTAAAGGCATGCCTGGAGGAGACATATATTGGCAGTTTGCGGTGCTTGTTGAAGAATTGGAGGAGTAAATATGGAATTATATGCAATAGTTGACGAGGATTTACAGGTTGCTAAACATCGTAGTAAAGGAACTCTAGCAGTGTTTAAAGACTTAGAAATGTTAATAAAACATGCTTGGAGATATAAAGAGAGTGGAAAATTGTACAAAATTGCGGAGTTAGAACCTATTAACTTCTTTTCTTTTGAGGAAGCGGAGGGTGAAGCATGACAGTAGCCGAGTTAATAGAGAAACTAAAAGAGCTTCCAGCTAATGCAGAGATTTTGCTAACCATCGGATGGAATCACTCGGAAATAGAAGAAGTAGGCTGTATCGAAAATGAACGTAACGTTTATATAAGCGGCTGGTGAAGTGGAGGGTGAAGAAGAATGAGATCATTTGATGTTTCTACTTATTTCAAATCTTTTGTGGATGATGATAAGGAAGCGTTGGAATTGTTGAATGAATACATCATCAGAAATAATAAAAGACCAGTTTCCGTGCAGTTTCAAGTAGTACATTATCCTGAGGCAAATCGTGATAGAGTTTATATCTTTGCTGAATTTGAAAGGAGGGTGAAGCATGAGAGAGATTGAGATTTACGGCAACATACACGAAAATCCGGATTTGTTGGAGGTGATGGAATGAAACAAGAAGAGTTAGACATCATATTAGAGAATCATGGGAAATGGCTACGCAACGAAGGTGGCGAGAAAGCAGATTTAAGTAATGCAGACTTAAAAAACACAAATTTAAGATTTGCAAATTTAAGACTTGCAGATTTAAGATTTGCAGATTTAAGTAATGCAAATTTAAGTATTGCAGATTTAAGTTATGCAAATTTAAGTTGGGTAAACTGGCAACATGTAGAAGGCTTAACAGTTATCTGCGTACAAGTAGATACGACACGTAAAAACAATCAAATAACATATATCAAAGAATTAGATATATGGATAACAGGTTGTTTCCAAGGAACATTAGATGAGCTTAAAGCGTCTGTTGAACAAACGCATAAAGATAATGAAAAGCTTAGAAAGAGATATTACAGAGTGATTGATTTTATTTTGAAAGAGGTGGCGGAGGAATGAAGTACCGACAACATGAAACATATTCCTTTCAGTCAAGGCGTTTAAAACGATCTGTAAGAGTGTTACTACTTAAAATATTAAAATGTTTGAAAGAGGTGGCAAAGTGAAGTATAAAATCACATATTTATCTCAAGAAGTGTACGAAGTTGAAGCTGAGAACGAGGAAGAGGCGATACGAATAGCTGAGTTTAACCCTATGTATCGACCAGATGCACATATAAAATTAATTGAAGATGAAAATTTGCTTGATTGCGAATTGATGAAAGAGGTGTCGGAATGAAGAAATTAAACGAACAACAAAAAGCAGAAATGAAAAAATTGGCAGATTTAATTATCGAAAACCCTGATTTACCAGTTGTTACGATGACGGATAACTTTGACGATAAGGGGACTAGCGTTTGGACAGCAGGCTGTTCCTGCGAAGTAAGTATTGATTACATTTATAGTCCTAAACAACGTGATTTGCTTTCAGGTCCTAAAGATGATAGACCATATGTTAAAAGTTTTGATTATTATGAAGCAATAGAAGAAATGAGTGAAAGGATCCATCCTCATGACGACACGAGTAGACCAGAGGAAATTTGGAATAGTCTTGATTGGATAAAAGTCATTTTAGTGTATTCGGGTCAATTAGAAAAAGTAGATGATGTCTATAAAGAACGTTGGGTGGCGGAATGAACGAGGAATGGTTTGAATTTGTGGGATACAGTGAGTCTCAAACGAAATACGTAAACATAGACGACCAATTAAACGAGCTTTCCAAAACACACGAGATTATCGAAGTCCATTTCAGTACGTATTCCTCTTCTGATTGGAACTATCTATCTGGAGGAACTGCTACCGCACTTGTGAGAGCAAGAAAGAGAGAGGTGGCGGAATAAATGGGAGTGAGTATTGATTTATACAGTTATGATTATGAAGCGCTTTTGGAAGGCATTCAAAGCTATACAAAAGCGGAAAATACGGAAGTTATAAGAAAAATACTTCTAATAGGCGGAAATGTCGTAGGTGATAAATATATCATTTTAAACAATGAACTCTGGGAAGATAACAGTTCATATTACAACGTTCCGAACGCTTTAGAGCGTTTGTATAAAGTTGATGATGTCTTTGGAAAAATCTTCTGTACTTTTGATGATAGGTTCGGTAGAGAGACGCTAATTAATGGTTGTGATACCCCAGAAGAAATATTAGAAGAGGTGATGGAATGACGACATTTAAACCGAGAAACATCCTAAGTTGGCGCAGTGGATTACCTTATGATAATACGAGATTTTCACTGGGTAAATCACCAGAAGGTGGACAACATGGTGATGAATGGTACAACGGAAAAATGAATGTAAATGTAATCAGTATTGAGTACAAACTACCTGATTCATTTAGTGAATGTACAGGTAAATATATTATCAAACTGGAAGACGATAGGAGAATTGTTATCTCCGAAGAAATTCCGTCTTTTATTGAGGAGGTGGCGGAATGATGTGTGAGTATTGTAAGGATGACTCTATGATGAATAACGAGCCTTTGCTGAGTTTTGATGAAGAATATAAAGAAACAGGTGTCGTTAGACTAGACAGCAATGACAACTTAGGAGTTTTCAGCTACTACGGTTTAACAGCTAGGAATATCAATTACTGTCCAGTTTGTGGAAGGAGTTTGGAGGATGAAGAAAAATGAGTTTTAATAAACGTATCGTATACATGAATAAATACAATCAACGTGTCATGGTCAGAAGTGTAGGTATCGGCGACGAGCACGTCGAAATTACAGAAACAACTAACTCTGCCCTTGCCAAATATTTCACTAACAAGAATCATGCTTTGCGTATGTGCGGTTTAATAGACATAACTTTGGGTGTTAATACTAGGTTAGAAGACCGCAAACAGGTGTATATCATAACAAAGGTCAAGAGGGATTGTGACGAATATCTACGAGCTGTCGTGCCGCTTGTTGGTAATTTATCACCTGTAGCAAGTTGGACTAAAGATATAACCGACGCCATAAATTTCACTGATTTCGATAGTATTGCTGTGATGTGTAATTTCGTTGACTCACTTCGCGAAAACGACTATCAACCGAGATGCGGTCATCAGATGTTTTATAAATAGGAGGAACACGAATATGCAATTGGAGGTGAAAAATGACAAAACAAATCATCATTAACGAAGCAAACAGTTTACTTCACAGAAAAAGCAAAGAATTGAGT